ACCTTCTTGATAAAAACCTCTACCACCAGCTCTAGCAAATAAAGATCTACTTCCTATTTTACCAGCAGCAAATCTTTTCTTTCTTCTTTCTTCAGCTGCCTCTAATTCTTCTTTTTCTTTTTCAGCAGCAATACGTTCTTCATCCATTTGTTTTTCCATCGCTACTTCTGTAGGTGGTTTTACATATGTTTTTGGTTTTAAAAATCCCATTGTTCACAACCTTGTTTCTTTAAATATTTATATAACTGATAAGGGGTAATAATCAACTTATTTATTCCTAATATTCTCATTACTATAGTAACACAAGAGTGTTCTCTAAGCCATGCTGCTTGGAATAATCTAAACTTCTGCCTGAATAATTTAGCTTTTATGAACTTACCATTGTGATCTTTAACATAATCAAACACCTTTGCTACATCTTCACCATCTATAATATTAATATCTAATCTTTTATGAATATGCTCTATAGCTATCCATTTCTTTTGTTTAGGATCAAATCCTAACATTCCACAATGAGCCATATTGTTTCTTCTAAACACATGATACCACTCCTCTTTAGGTGGATCATAAAAATATATTAACCATTCCTTCGGAAAATATCCCACTTCTTCCTCCTGTTCATTGAACCACGATCAAATATATTCCAGTTCTTATAAGCATTAGATACTTGTGGTTTTGCTGGACCTACTGTTAATGATCTACCTTCTCCTGCACCTAGCATTAAATATTGTAATGCATCATGTACGTGTGAAAATTTATTCTTATTAGGTTTATCTTCATATCTTTCTCCAGACGTTTGTATTCTTCTGTAATGATATCCCCCTAAGAATCCTTTACGCAGTGACTTACAAGATTTATTTAATAAGAATCCTGCCTTGCCATCTACCATTCTATTCAATGCAGCTTCTACAGATTCTATTCTTAGTCCTACATCATTAGATGGTGCTGGAAATGCCTGGATGCCTTGTTGTCTAAGTATCTGAAAGGGAGTTGTTTCATCTGTCTGTGCTCTAAAATCTCCAGCTGGATCTCCAAATATTTTTAAATCTTTATCTGCACAGTGTTTAATTATCTCATGCTTTAGTAATTCACCAAACTTAACTGTACCAATATCAAAACAAACTAGTTCATGTAGGATTAACCATCTACCATCAGGTAGTTTCTGACCAAATACAGCAGAAGGTGTAAGACCAAAGTCTAATCCAATATAAACAGTAGTAGGTGCAAAATCTATATCTTCATCTGCTATGTGTACATCTTCTCTAAATGAACCATAAACAAGTTTACCATCTTCAATAGTTCCTAATCTATTTAAAACGTAAACATCAATCCAAGACTTACTTTTTCCTCTAATGATATTTGGATAGTAATCAGGTGTAACATTTTGGATATTTTCTGCTGTGCTATTAAGCTCATAACCTTTAATTTTATCATCTTCTTTTTTTTCTATCATGCCTGGGGGTTGTACAAAGAACTGCCAGTTATCTGGTTTGACTAACATTAATGATTCTTCTTGATTCATATGATCTGGTACAGGCACTTCACCAGACATAATGGACCACCAATGATCTTCATCAGGTGCATTAGTATCTGCTATAACACCATACCATGAAGGTCCACCATCTTTCATAGAAGGGAATCTACCTACACGCATAGTACATGCATCTACAATAGACTTGGGAATCTCTCTTGCTTCATTAATCCATACACCAGTTAATTCTAAAGACAATAGTTTCTTCACATCTTCTGGTCTATCTAGTGCTAAGAAGATAACTTCTAGCTCTACATCACCTACATGAATGTTATGTGTAAACGGAACTGAGTACATAAAGTTTCCAAATGAATTTTCTGGAAACCAATCTAACCACGTTTTAATAGTTGTTGTTTTTAACTGGGGGTTTGTATTTCTAATGACTGCCCATCTAGATTTACGTTTACCATCTTGACTAGGCTTCTGCTTTAATGCACGTCTAAATATTTCAATACAACAAGATACAGACTTCCCTGATCCTACTGGACCACGTAGGCCTCTAAAGAAGGATTCATCCTTCATAAAGGATTTTATTATTTCACCTGGAGCTTTGTATTTGAGTTCTGTCAAGCAATACCATTATCTACAGATCGTTTAATTAATTTGTAGATAGTTTCTGGTAGTAGAGATTCTATAAATTTATCTGCTTCATGATCCGAGAATCGTAAATCTCTAGGATAATGTTTGAAATGTTCTTTCTTCACTATCTTACGAAGTCTTTGACGATCCTCGTAAGATAGCTCCTCTGCGTACCTCATGTTTAATTAAATAAAATACCTGCGATTATTAATACAACCACAGCACATCCGATAATCTTAGCTCTCTTACTAAGACTATTCCATTTTGTTTTTACCCAATTCATTACTTGCCATAACCTTTTTTCATGGTCATCTTTTTACCTGACTTCTTTGCTTCTTTCTTAGCAGCAGCCATTCCAGCTTTCGTGTATGGATATTTTTTTTTACCTATGTTCGGCACTATGAAACCCTCCTAAATGGTTTTGTTTTAGCAGCAATACCTTTGGGTTGTTTAACAAATTGTTTCCCACTCTTACTGCCTTTTCTCTTAGCTCTAGTTGTAGCCGCATATTCACTAGCAGTCAATGACTTGATAGCAGCTTCTGGTAAGTAGCGTTCACCAGTTTTAGAGGATGGCTTTCCAGATTTGGTTCTCCATTTCTGTTTTGTCCATGCCTTTAAACTTCTTTGTGGCTTCTTCATCGATAGCCACCACCCTTAGCCTTATATTGTTTAGCTAACATCTGAGCTTTACGAGCTGACCATTGTCCAGGTCTGCCACCCTTCCCTCCTGCTTTAATACGATTAAATAAACTCTTTCTCATAGTAGGCTTAGTATAGTTTCCTGCTGCGTTTACTGCCATCTTACCACTTACTTTTGTTTGCCCAGAACGCTGCTGACATCTTGCCTCTAGCTATATTCTTGGCGTGTCTAGCCTTGAATGATTTTCTTTTCATCTTCATCCTCTTAGATTCCCCTGATTTAGGCTTACCAGCTGTACTAGCACCTTGCTCCCCATATCTAATAGTCTTGACCTTAGATCCTTCTTTAGCGACTACGACATGAGATTTTTTAGGGTGTCCTGGAGTTCTTTTAGGTTTGTTGTAACCAGATACTCCAATACGTTTCAATAAGCTCTGACTCATAGGCGTACTTTACTTAAAAAAAATATATTTTCAATACTCCTTATAATGAGTGCCACACAGAAAGAAGTAGTTACCATTGTCGGTACGTACATGGAACGCACCCCACTTCCCACAATGACACTGTTCGTACTTTGTTCTTTCTTCTACTGTCCAGCTCAATATTTGTAACTGATTGTAAAGTTTACTATTTTGACTATTAATGTGAGTACAGGTGGTTTTATCTTGCTGTCGCCCTATGTTTCTAACCCCCCACCTTGCTCTAGTCTAAGTCGATAGATATAGACAAATTACCAGTGTGAGAATGTTGGACCTTATCAGGAGCTTTGAACCCTGATCTATCTAGGATATCCTTACTCGCTTCAAGCTTTACGTAATCACTCTTGGCTTCAGTGGAAAGCCTAACCAAAGTCTTAACTGCTGGAACTGAACCAAGCAATCCTATCTCGGCAACCTGTTGTCGGTAGTACTCTTGGACCTTGGGGATTCGTAACGTCCTTGACGCTATTACTCTACCACTTTCTGTCTTTGAATATCCTGCCTTTTTCGCTGCTTCGGTTATGGTGCAACCAGACGTTACGAGGGTATCGACCAATAACCTTTGTTTGTTTGTTAGACCATCTTTACCTTTTACTTGACTGCCCATAACGATAGATACCTTGTGCTAATATTGCTTGTCAAGAACTATTTTGTAAACATTTGTATCGTCTACTCGTAGTGGCATAGAACCACACTCATAGCCGACCATACATTGTATGGATAAAGAAAGACTGTCTCATAGCGATCCACATGCTTAGATCTGCTACGCAGATGCCAAGACAATCGAGTCTATTCGGTCAGTCAATCTCTCTCTCTAGATTTGGAAGGATAACAATATACTACAGGCGTATTTGCTGGACGCCTGAAGCGTTGATCCCATCAAATACGTCTTGAATGTCGCACACGAGGTGCAACATCAAGATAAGCTCGTGCCTCTCGCTAACCTTACGATAAAGATATTGTATAGCCTTAAAAATCTAGAAAGGAGATATATAATGAAGAATCTAGATGATAACTACTATGATGTGTTCAAGATGATCACAGAACTAAAAGGTAAGAAGTATGATATAGAACAAGATATTGCTAACAGCGGAGGTGGAGATGGTCCAGACTGGTTGTATGTAAGTGGCTATGCTAAGTGTATAGAGGATCTTGAAGTAATAATTAAAAAGGAGGATGATGATGTTTAACTCATTTGAAGAAGAATATATAGCTCAAGTACAAAGAGTACGTGATCTAAGGAATCAAGAAAAATATGAGGAAGCTGCTCTAGAGGAGTCTACCCTAGGTAGTATAAATCAAAGAATGGGATTTGAAGATATCTCAGAATTAGATACTAAAACTATAACAGAATTGGAGATCATACATGAGTAATTACGTTCCACCTATCGAAACATCAACAGATGAAATAGATGCAATTAATACTATGACTGGGATTAATTGGTACGACCATTACAAAACTGAGATAGATGAAACTTCTACTATTGATGTCAAGTATATGAATATATACCTATGGCAAATATGCAACAGCACATTCAAATCAATGACTGTATTCAGAGGATATTATGAAACAGCTAAAGCTAAGTTGCAGGATAGTATTGTAAATGATCGTGTTGCAACAGTTGGTCAAGAAATAGCACAGACTAACTTTGATACTCAGGTAGCTACTGCCAAAACATATGATGCTTTATATCGTAAGTTTGAAGCTATGCACAGTGGTGCTAAGAAGTTATACCTTGAATTATATAATGAGGATTTTACTAAACGTAAATTACCTCAGAGATCAAATGGTAATGTACGTACCATCAAAGATCTAACTCCAAAGGAATTAGCAGATGTCAAAGCGTTGACAGAAAACATGCTTAAATAAACAGTTTCACTTAGGATAGTGGGGTTTCATTCCCCATTATCCACTATTTTTTTTTATATCAACAAGGAAAAGGATGGAGGTCCGTATGGAATTAGCCTTTTGTTTCTTACTATACATAATGTGGAAGGAGTGTAACCATGACAATAGGAAAAATATTAAGCGTATTAGGTCTATCAATGATGACAATGTTCAAAGATATATTCAAAGCACTGACAAGTTTTAACTTTGAGTCTAACGCAGATTATATAGGTACATTTGTTATCGTATATCTATCACTAGGTGGTGGCTTCGTGTTCGCTATGATGTTACTAGGTATCAATCCAACATTGGTACTATCTGTAATTGCAGCACCTATCTGGATATACATTGTGTTTACTGCCAATCGTGTAACTAAATACATTGTAACTAAAAAGAAATCTAAGAAATAACTATCGTCTGGAAAAGACAGCAAGGCTTTATGCCTTGCGTTAGGATATGAAGGTCCGCATCCGACATTTTGAATTATTTAAGGAGGAATAAATGTCATTACTAACAAAACTAAATAACACTCATATACCAATATCAACATTCGAAGGTAATGAATTAGATGATGAAGGTCTAGATTATTTAGCTAAAATCTATGAGGAAAACAAATCAGTAAGCTTTGATACATGGGAAGAACTCAAAGAGAATTGTTATATATCAATGCTTCAAGGAGGATATCCATTCAGATTAAAGGATGAGATCTATGATGTTATTGATGATGCAATCAGAAATGATTATCCAGATCCAGACTATGATGATGTACCACAAGGAGAAGATGAATGAAGTTAGTAGAAGTAAGTCAATTAGAAAATATATTAAATGATCTTATCAAATGCCAGGAAGAAGCAGGAGTTATCATGACTGATGCTAA